TGAATCACAGAACTACGGGTATAAGTTTGGTCAGGAAGGCGAGACTTATAACATCGTAGCTGCACACGGATACTTTGGTAGACTTATATTCCAATATGCTTCTTTCAATAATTCTCGTGCTTTACATTTCTTTCTTGGTGCTTTCCCCGTATTGGGCATATGGCTCACATCAATGGGAATCAGTACAATGGCTTTCAACCTTAATGGTTTCAATTTTAACCAATCAGTAGTAGATGCCAATGGAAAGGTTATACCTACTTGGGCTGACGTGCTTAACAGGCAGAGTCTTGGTATGGAAGTTATGCACGAGCGCAACGCTCATAATTTTCCACTTGATTTAGCAGCAACTGAATCACATGTGGCGCTAACTGCACCTACAATAGGCTAATATGAATCCCGAATTGTTCTTATTGTTTCCCACCCCTTTAGTTAAGTTTAAACTTGATAAACATAAAGAACATAAGGAAACATATAAAGATAAATTAATTAAAAAATTTAATGAAAGGAAGGGCAATCCTTCCTATCATTTTAATGCACATGAAAATTCTTATCAGTTATTTGACTATGAGAATATAAAAGATAATCAAATAGATAGTATGTGTCAACAGTATGCTAACTATTTATCTGGTAATTCAGTTAAAGATACTTACATAGAATCTTGGTTCAATGTGCATACACAGGAAATGCATCAAGCATCACATGAACACTTCGGTGCATTTTTCTCTGGCATATATTATATGCAGTTTGATAGTCAATTAGATTATCCAGCAACTTTTGTAAACCCATCTAATAAAGAGATTGAGGGATGGTGTATAAGATCAGGAAAAGATATAGAACATAGACCTGAACTAATGGAAAGTACTTTCCCTAACTATATGAATATAGCAGAGGGAGATGTTATTCTATTTCCTCCATACCTCACACACTTTGTACCTTGCTCAAAGCTAGGTTCAGACAAGAGAATCACTTATACATTTAATGTTCTTTTGAAAACATGAGTCATCAATCAGATAAAATGAGAGCAAGCATCACCTACTATGCACTCGAAAAAAATCAAGAAGAAAAGAAAGAAACTGATAAAGAACTTTCTGATAATTCTGACGACGATAACTAATATCTTTATCATCTCCGGTGTCACCCGACACTGGCAGCCACGTCCGTTCATCCCTCCGGGGACGCATGAGAACTAAGCATGGAACGGGGCTTAGTATATGGAGATAACCATGACAGTTACTTTCGTATATCGTGGCATTGCTTACACAAAGGTAATCGGTTAAAGCCGACGAGGGAGGTGCGAAGCCTCCCATACCAATTTGGCTAAAGCCCTCTAAGGAGGATACCTTTATGCCGTCGACGGTGGGAAAAGACCACAAATCTCAGTGAGTCCAATTAAGACTCCTACATTTTTACGCGTAAGAACGATAGTTTATACCTTCAAAATTTAACAAAATAATGGCACATCAATCCAGTGACCTTACTACTTCATTAACACGTCAAGGTCAATCAAATAGTACTGGTGATGCACGCGCACTCTACCTTAAATTGTTCAGTGGCGAGATGTTCAAAGGCTTCCAGCACGAGACAATCGCTAGAGATCTCATTATGAAGAGAACTCTTAAGAACGGTAAGAGTATGCAGTTCATCTACACCGGTAGAACAACAGCCGAGTATCATACACCCGGCAACAGCATACTAGGTAACTCCGATGGAGCACCTCCAGTAGCTGAAAAAACCGTGACAATCGACGACCTCCTAATTTCCAGTGCATTCGTTTATGAGCTAGACGAGACACTTGCACATTACGAATTACGTGGAGAGATCTCAAGAAAGATCGGTTATGCTCTTGCAGAAAAATACGATAGACTAGCTTTCAGAGCTATTGCTAAAGGTGCAAGACAAGCTTCTCCTATCACTAAGACTGGCTTTAAGGAGCCCGGCGGAACACAGATCAGAGTTGGTACAACAACTAACGATTCTGATGCTTACAACGCAGGCAGCCTAGTTAATGCATTCTATGATGCAGCAGCAGCTTTAGACGAAAAAGGAGTAAATAGTGCAGGCAGAGTGGCAGTTCTAAACCCTCGTCAGTACTACGCACTTATACAGGATATAGGTTCTAACGGTCTAATCAATAGAGATTCACAAGGTTCTGCATTGCAGTCCGGAAACGGAATCATCGAGATCGCTGGTATCAAAATCTATAAGTCAATGAACATACCATTCTTAGGTAAGCACGGTGTAGCATATGCTGGAACAACAGGTGAAACTTCACCTTCCAACTTAGGCGACAACATCGGTGATGCACTAACAGATGGTAGAGCTTCAGTATCTGGTATCAACAACAACTATGGTAACTCTACTGACTTCGGTAAGTCATGCGGTCTAATCTTCCAGAAAGAGGCAGCAGCAGTTGTAGAGGCTATCGGACCACAAGTACAGGTTACAAGTGGAGACATATCCGTGGTATACCAAGGCGATGTGATTCTCGGACGTATGGCTATGGGGGTAGATTTCCTAAACCCAGCAGCAGCAGTTGAACTTTACGTTGGTACTACAGCACCAACAGGATTCGGTACAACATACCCAGCTAACGCTTAATTTTATTCTTTATACGGGACCTTCGGGTCCCCTTTTTTTTATCTATGTCTACACCAATAACAACCGATACCGAACTATCCGCAGTTAATTCTATCTTGGGTAGCATAGGTCAATCACCTATAACACAATTAAAAGATACTACTACAGGTACATTAATCAGTACTAACCCCGAAATATCATTTATACATAACTTGTTAGTGGAAACTACAAAAGATGTATTAAATGAAGGGTGGCATTTTAACACTGAGTATGGTATTAAAATTAGTCCTGATGCAAATAAAGAAATTAGTATTCCTAGTTCTTACCTACGTTACGATGTACATGAAGGACAGACTAGCAGACTTCTTGATGTAGTAAAAAAAGGTAACAAGCTCTACGACAAAGTAAAACATACATTTGAATTTACAAGTGATGTGTTAGTAGATGCAACTTTTCTTTATGACTTTGAGGATGTACCATCTGCATTTCAGAGATATATCATAGCTAAAGCATCTACACGAGCAGCTACACAGTTAGTAGGTGACCAGAACCTCGCTAAGTTATTACAAAATCAAGAGGCTATAACTAGAGCAATAGTTATGGAATATGACACACAACAAGGAGACCATAGTTTCTTTGGATTCAAACCAGAACAGAGTTACGACTCCTATCAACCTTACAAAGCATTAATTAGATAATGGCAAGTGTTACACAATTAGTACCTACATTAACCGGTGGCGTTTCTCAACAGCCAGATGAACTAAAAGTTCCGGGACAGGTTAATGTTGCAAACAATGTTTTACCTGATGTAACACATGGTTTACTCAAACGTCCCGGTGGAAAATTAGTAACATCCTTAAGTGATGGGACAAAAAATTCTGTCACTAATGGTAGATGGTTTCATTACTACAGAGATGAAGCAGAACAATATGTAGGTCAGATTGCTAGAGATGGTGCAATAAAAATGTGGAAGTGTAGCGATGGTTCAGAAATGAATGTCGTAGGTAACACTGGTGCATTGACTTCTTACCTAGTGCATAGTAATGATGAAGATATACAGACATTAACTATTAATGATTTTACTTTCCTAACCAACAGAACAAAGACTGTTGCGATGGCTAATACTATAGAGCCACTAAGACCCCCAGAAGTATTTATTGAATTAAAAACAGTAAAGTATGCATCTCAATATTCTGTAAATTTATTTAATAACACAACACCAAGTACTGTAAGTACAGCTACTAGAATTAGCGTAGAAATGGTACGCTCTAGTAATAACTATTGTAACTCTGATGGTACAATAGCTAACCATGTATCTCGAGTAAATAATACAACAAGATGTCAGACAGTTGATAGTAACGGCGACTCTACATTTAATGCTAACAATGATGAGAATGCACCTAACGTTGCAACAAGAATATTTGATATATCTAGTGGTGG